TTTTTTTTTATCTTTTTTTTTCTTTTATTTTTCAAATAATTCTTTCATTATTTTGATGAAGTCATTCTTGTCTTGAAGAGAATGATAAAGGCCTGATATATCATTATCTCCTTCGAATTTAGGTAATATCAAGTTAGTAAATCCTGTGGATTTAGCCAGTTTCTCCCCATCTATAAGTCCTGCTTCATCATTATCAAATAATATGAATATCCTTTTATACCTTCTTTTAAGCTCATTAATAGCTGTGTTGCTTATTCTATAGCCTTCTCCCTGAACAGCTAAGGATGGAATTCCGGTATTAGCCCATAAGCAAAGAGCGTCTTTTACAGAAGAACATATGCATACTGAATCTCCATATTCAGGTATTTTTGTCCACAAACTAATTACAGACAAGTCATGTTTGTTACTCCATTTATAACCATCTTTGTTAAATGGTTGGTAAATCTTCAAAGTAACCTTTCCTTCTTTACGTTCTACATACGCATAGGCATATTTATCTGCTGCATACACCCTTCTCACTCCATCCTTTATCACGATCTTATGAGATATAGGATAAACATCAGCATATTTTAACCATTCCAGACTCACTCCAAAGGATTCCCAGTACTCTATATCATGTTTCCTCCACTCTCTTATTTTGCATTGTAAGTCAATTGACTTGTTATAACTTTTAGTAGTAATTATACTGCAGGAATTATAAGGTCTTATATTAGAATTATTAGAGAATCTAAGCATATCCTTATCTATTCTTTCTAAAACTTCTACATATGATATTCCCCACATTTTAGACAGAAGGTCAAATAATCCTCCTCTGTCTCCTGTAGATAAATCAACATAAAATATTCTCTTTCCATCTCCAGAGTATAACCCAAAAGAAGGTCTTTTATCTTCTCTGAGAGGAGAATTTATTATACAAGGTATTTCAGTGATACCCAAATAAAAGTATAGAATACTAGATTCTGTTGTTTTCTTCAATATGTCCTCTAAGCTAATTGAAGATCTTCCAGAAATAAACGGCATATTCACATTATTTTTCTATTTATTATTATTTATCAAACCACGGAGAGGGTTGCATTGGCATGTCAAAAGGAGATCCTGTCTGGGTCAAGTCATTATTGAAGTCAGTCGGTTCTATTGTGTACTCCTTTAAATCACAGACTTCAAATTCTGTAGTAGGATAAGCTCCAGCGGCTTTTCTGTTTTGAAGTTCTTCATCCAGTTTGCTATAATCTGCCACACTATTCTTCAAGAACTTTTGAACATAAACAGCTTGATACTGTTTGCCATCTTCAGTAGTTCTTACTCCGAATAGACCTTTGACTCTGTTCTTAGGCTGCAAAGAAATTGCTTCTTTCAATTCTGAATAATCTCCTTTGAAATAATTTTCAATCTTATCCAATCTAGCTTCCGCATCAGCTTTATTAGGAAGTTCTACCACTTCTCCATTGGATTTTCTATAGGATTTATTAGGAATATTTAAATATGCCTTCAAGAATCCTGTAAGATCCTCTTCCCCTATATAAGCCGGCCTAAAATCAGCAGGTTCGAACCAATTAAGGTTGGATGGAACAGTGCCAGATTTTGCATTTTCTATAGGCAGCCAAGTAGTTTCTCCATATTTATTTATTACTTGAACTTTGCTTCCATCTCTGTTATATCTAACCTCCCTGGCAATGAAGAAAGATATTTTAGTTTTCATATCAATTCCATTGCATTTCTCAGGGTCTGTCTGTACAATAAAATCTATTCTTACTTGAGGAACAGTATGTTTATCACCTTCTGGACCAACTTCAACTTCACTTAAATATGAAGGGCCATCATTAATAGTGGTATTATACAATTTTTCTAGTGTTTCCTTATCAGGATTAACAGCTAACACACCTACTGAGCCTACTCCAATATACTTTTTAACTGCACTACCTTCTGTAGATTCACTACCTGTAGCAAAAGCCATAAAAATCTTGTTTGTCATATTTAATATTCTCTTCATATAATGTTAATAATAATAATAATAATAAATTTTGTTTATACAAATTCTTTCAAGGTAGGCCCTTGAACATTCTGTTCCTTATCTTCACAATCCATTTCTACAGGATTTGCTACAGAAGTTACTACAGGATCTGAGAAGATTTCATCATTAATCTCATATACCTTCTTCTCTTCATTGAATACTACTATATTCGACTTTGGTTCATATTTAGTTATTTTGATGGGTTTCCCATTTCTATCCATCTTACCAGTGTCCTCTACCACTCTAGTTATAAGCTCTTCACTAGAATGTCCAGTAAGTATTCTTACTCCAACTTCATGACCTTCTATCTCATTGATCACATCTTCACATTCTTTCTCTAACTTTTTAAGCTGCTCCAACAATTTATTCTTCTTGGTAACTAAGGAGCTTACATTTTGTGCTACTCTTTTCACAGTAGCTAGTTGTCTAATTGAAATTGTTTTCATATTAATAAGCTAAAATTGTTCTGTTATTACTATCTCTTATTTCTACTATATTTAATTTATTCTTGTAGTACTCTAGTATTTCAGTAAAGCGTCTATCCGCTACACCAATGCTAAAAAGGATTGTAATAAAACATTTTGTTAATTCTATATCTTTATTATGTTCTATACAACAATACTCTAAGAACAACTCCATCATAGCTGTTCTAGTTAGTTTCCCTCTTGCATTGTTATTTATTATTTCAACTACGGTTTCCCTATCCATAAATCTCCTTTAACTTATCTACTATTATAGATAAATCATTAGGGATCTCATCAGGGAGATCATCCAATGCCCCAAGACTGTCTTTAGCAGGATACTCCCCGTCAAATTCTTTCACAAAGTGTTTAATGGGTTTTTTATTCTCTGCGTCATATCCTACCTTGCCAAATAGAATAATATCGAACTTACCTTCAGGTGTTATATAGTCATCCACCATCTTTCCAGTAGTCTTAAACTTATAAGAAATGGAATCACCATTTTTATCCTTATACTCCTCATAGTGGGCACAACAGATAATATTCTTATTCTCCGGGAATCCCTTGAAGGCATCAAATATAAGACCCATACCATAACCAATCTGCTTAGGTGTATCCCATCCACCCTTCATGGCATTCGCCATATAGAAATCCTGAGCAAGATAATTCATATCATCTATAATAATATTCTTATAGGGTGATTTCTTTATCATGTTAACAATTTCTGCAACTGCTGCAAATCTGTCAAGTCCTGTAAGATTATCTACCTGCACCCTATTTCCTGTAGCAAGAGTATTTGTATTTATAAGTTTCTGTGTAGGTTTACCTACATTCTCTACTCCGATACTACCCTCAATCAATTTAAAGTCAGGGTTAGGAACACCTCTGCCAATACATTGGATAACATAGGTTTCTTTTGGATCAAGTCCCTTAATACCTAATTTATCCCTACCACAATAAGAAGTGGTTTTTCCAAACCCACTCTTTGCTAAAACAAGTATCTTAGCCATTCTAACTCTACTTTTTAATTTTGTTATACTTCTTATTTATTTTTCTTATTCTATAAGTGATAAAAGACTTATGTACCTTTTTTCCCCCCTTCTCTTCCTCTGACTCCAAAAAGTTATATACTTTCTGTATAGCTACCCTCTCAGTAGGTAAGGGCAATTCATGAAATACAGATGCTGCTCCATCGAAATATAAGGGATATATATTACCTCCACTTCCACTATGTCTATCCTCTAAAATAGAGAGAAATCTTATTTTCTTTTTGAATTTGGTTATGTCATATCCCTCAAACTCTCTCAAACCATACTTAAAAGGACTGAATAATCCGAATATATAATCTATATCCCTTGAAGTTACCTTGCAATCTCCTAAACCATCCACAGTGGGATAGAGCATATTCAACTTCCTGTTTTCAATTCCTTCTTGACTTTGAGCTTGATGTTGCACAGCTACTATATGATATTCCAACTGGTCTCTTAAAGTTAGGAAGTATTTACTCATTTTCTCTATATTCTCTATCTTATTATAACCTGACTCTCTAGATAAATTAGTAAAGTTATCTAAGATTATAACATGATAACATTCAGGGTCATTCCATTCAAAATAGTCGGAAACTTCTATATCTTTTAACTTTTCGGTCAGACTATCTTTCACCTGTACAGTCTTTTTATGCAAAGTTCCTCTGGATAGAGCATATTCTCTACAGAACTTATTAATGCCCGTGGGATTTTTTACATCATCTATAAAGGTCACTATCTCTTGGAATTTTTCAATATAAGTTTTATATCTTTCAGATTCTATAAGTTCTAGTTCCCTCTCACCTAAAAGTTTCTCTTTCGATACTGACTTTAGTTGCTGGGTATCTATTCTTATATTATCCAACCTAAATAGTAAATGACATAAAAAATCGTAAAACTTGTCTGTTTTACTCATCTCTAAAGTAAAGTATAGAATCTTGAGATTATAGCTAGCATTTTTCTCTATTATATCAAATATAGGTTCATATACTAACATGTAATCTACTAACTTGCTCTTTCCAACTTTTTGTGAAGCAGTTATTATACCATATCTTTTTTTCTCAAATCCAGGAAAATCATAACTCATTCTCCTGAAGGGAATAGGAATACAGTTAGTTTTTCCTTCTATGATTCTATCTCTCCTTTCCTTTAAATCCTTTATAGCTCTAGAATAATCTTCCATACATTAACTTAATTGAGTAGTCCAATCACTTCTAAGGTCGTCTGTCTGTCCTGCATTCTCAATATAACTAATTAGCTCAGAGTCTCCCTCTACTTCTCCTGAAGCCCCTACTTTTTCCTTAAATATGAAATACTTCAACAGTCTCATATACGTGTAGTTCCCATTGAATCCTTCTACATACTTTTTAGTAGCCTGAATTATCTGTTCATCTGTATATTCATTACCATACTTTTTAAAGAATAATTTAAGCCTTCTCACAATTAAGGCTAGTCCATCTGCCCAATAATAACTTGTACCTGCTTTTTTCCCTTTAGGAAATATTGCTTTCATTTGCTGAGCTAAACTAACCAACCTGTCTTGTGGTTCTTGCTCTTTACTAGAATCTAATATTACTGAGTCTAATACTGTAGAACCTTCATTGGTCAGTCTCCATCCTATAGGTTGTCTGTACTCATCTCTATCTGCTGTAATGAACCCTTTTTCAATAAGGCTGATTTCAGCTTTCTTTAAGTCAGCCTTATTGAATATGGATAACATTAAGAGAACTTCTCCCAGGCATAAACCATTTTGGGTTATAGCCATTTCATTTAAACATATTGTAGTCATAGTTCCAGGTCCTCCAACTTATAAATCTTAGTTATATATTTTTTATTTACTCCTTCTAGAACATTCCTAAGATATTCAGTATCTCTGGTATTTTCATAGTAGAAGATGAACTGGATAGGATCTTCAGCTCTTAAACTTCTACCAAATTTTTGAATAAATGCTCTTTCCTGTCCATCTAGTTGTACAATTATTCCAACCTCGATATCAGTTAAGTTTTGTCCTTCCTGTAACATTCCAACAGCAAATAGGTTATTCATTCTCTTACGATTAAAATCCTCTATTATCTGTAAAGAATCAACCCTCTTGGAATGTATGGCATTTTGACCTCCTAATTGCTCAGCTTGTTCTATACTGGTACAAAAACATATAAGTCTTTTGTTACTTACTTTGCAAAGTAGAGACCTTACGACATCTGTCTTTAATTCTCCCAAGAATCTTTTCCTCTTTGATCCAGTTTGAAGCCATTTGTTCTTGATGAATTCTTGTCTCCTTAATAGAAATAGATTCTTCCAATATTCGAATTGATTGGACAAATAATCATATTTCTGTTGCTCACTGCAGTGTATAACTAGGGTTGCATTCGGGTATTTATTCTTATTTCTTAAATACATCCACCTATCTTGGAATAAACATTCATAGGTGACTCTATCTTCCTTTTTCCCCCACTCCTCTACTATGGTACAGGTGTAATGTTCCTTATTCAAAGACAATGGAATAAGATATACTTTAGGTTCAGGAAGCATCTTCCACTCTAATGCTTTTTTAAGTGGAATTTTCGAGACTAGAAATTCACCGAAAATTCTTGTCAGGGCTTGAATTACAGACTCGGGAAGAGTAGCAGAAAGTAATATTACATTGTCTACAGGCATACTAGATAGAATATCCATCTTTAGATCAGTACCCAGATGGTGGGCTTCATCAAAGATAATTAAATCCCAATACGTGTTTCTATATTTAGCTAGAGAGGCATAACACTCTATATTGATATTGTTGGACTTGAACTTCCATTTGGCTAATTCTACCTCCCAATTCGATTTATGAGCAGTTTCAGCTACCACTAAAAGAACCTTTAATTCTCTCTCCTTTTTTCTGCTCTGTAAATAATTAGCCATTTCTATAGCTACTCTGGACTTCCCCAAGCCAGTAGCCCATAGTAGGGCTACTCTTGGGTTCCTCCTAATTAATCTTATTGCATCTTGCTGTAGATCCTCTCTATTCATGTTAATTCTCTATTAAGAAACTCCGATATAGATCTTATCATCTTTGTAAGTCTAGGACTATTCTCTTTAATCTCCACTACCCATATCGTGCACTCATGAGGATCATCCGGGTAACTCGCTTTGACTGCTATTTGTATTATTAGAATTATGAACCATGCTATATTAAACCACGGAACTAATAATAAGAGCCACATTATGATACGCAAAGGAGTAAGAGGGAGCCTTCTACTGGAATCCCTATCTAATCCCCAATGCTGAGAATAATAGCCAGGACCTGAAGATGTTTGTGTATAATCATATACGGTAATATTCTTCCACATGAAGCCTATTACCATCATAGCCAGCACTATAAAAATAATCATATTATTTACTTATTTTACTTATATCTAAAAATACTCCACTATTACCATTAGAGGTTACTGTCGGTACAGTACCATTCCATTTCTCAATCCACATTTGTTGCAATATTTGAGGAGTTAAAGCTTTGGTTCTTAGGATATTAGCTTCATACTCAGCTTGTGCTGATATTACCTTCTTTTGAGCCTCAGCTTTGACAATAGCCAATTCATTTTCTGCTTTTTGACTCTTCTGTACAGCCTCATTCTTACTATTTATGGCTTCTATTAGAACTTTAGGATATTGCAAATCTGATGTAAGTTGTTCAAGTTGAAAATTCTCTTCTAATAATTCCTTAGATAATTTATCCTCTATAGCTTTCTCAAACTCTTCTCTCTTACTAACTAATTCATCAGTAGTATAAGCATTTAATTGTATTCTAAAAGCATTTCTTACATAGTTGTATAGTGTAGTATTAATAACTTCTGTAATATTCACCTTTCTATATTTCTTAAACACCTCTGCAGATTTTCCATCAACTATTTTTAGAGAAATAGTAGGGTCTACTACAAAAGAACTGCCATCCTTAGCATTAACACCAAATGGCGGGTAATCTACAGTTTGAACAAATGTAGGATACTCATAAATGGCGGTCGTTAATGGATTATACCATACCATTCCAGTTACTAATGTAATCTTGTCAACTCCTTTATCATCTCCATAAAGATTGACTTTAATGCCTTCATAACCTGCATCTACTCTCTCAGCACAACTAGATACGGAAAGTATTAGTAGTGCAAATAATAATCCAAAAATAAATTTACTTTTCATCTCTCTTACTTTTTAATTTTATTATTGTTAAACATTTGGTTTTAATTGAAATAATTAATAGGAATATAATAATAAGGAACCCAATTATATTCTCTACTGTGTTGGATGTAGACATCATTACTAATCCTATATTAAGTATAGCAACAAATAGGATAGCCCACACTATTAACTTAATTATTGTACCTGTTCTCATAATCTTAGTTGTTCACTATCATTACCACATATATAATCGAAGAGCCCACTAATGGTTTCATATGTATTACCTAAATCCCCTCCCTTTGCATCTAATGCATTAGATATACATAACATATTCAACCTGTCTCTAGGAGCTAGTGTAATACTCAATGCTTTTTGAATTAATTCAAGTATAGTATCTCCTGTGGAGATAAAATCATCTATCAGTATGATAGGAGAAGTACTAGAAGAGATACAAGAAGGTGAATTTTCATGAATACTTATTGGAAATCCATGTATTATAACATTTTGCCCACTCTCTACTAGTTTAGTGGCAACTGCTCCTGACAGTATGTTGCCTGACCTACCACTTCCTGCCAAGTGAAGAGTTCCATGTTCTTTACCATACATTTTTAAAATAACTTCAACTACACTATATATGTAGTCCAGATTTCCTGTGAAGTGCTCCCCAGTAGGGTAACTGCAATTTACAGGTCTATTATAGTATAGTAATTTTGCCTTACGCATTTTCATCACTGTTTATCTTAAAAAAAAATAAGGGAGGAAACCTCCCTTATTTTATCTTATATATTTATTTCTAGTCTTCAAAGATAACATATGAATCGACTATCCCTCCCAAAGATTCAGCTAACTCGTAGACATTGTGGTTCACTCTAAGTTCCTCCGGAAGGTTCAACCATTCCTGCTTTCTTCTTCTGAATTTTGCCGGAATATTATGAACCAAGCCATCATAGCCTTCCTTACTTATATTTATAACTTGTTTGACTGGTCTGGCTTTTCTAGTAGTATAATGTATTGCTTTAGGCTTTCCTTTCTTGCTTCCTTCTACCAGTATAGTATGAGTAGCTACCTTTTCTGGATCCTCTACATATTCTTTTTTGAATATTTTCTTTCCATTCTTCAATACTTTTACTTTACGAGTTGTTTTAAGGCACTCTTCCTTGCTGAACATTGTACTTCCTGGAAATATAATGCTTAGACTTAATTTAATTTCATTCATTTTTTTTT